CCTAGCTATATATATTTATTTTGGTTTTCAAAGGGGTTTCCCCTCGTATATATTTTTTTTCTAAAATTTATAAGACATATTTTCCATCTTAGACATACACGTAATCATTTTATGATTGCGGGTGAAATATACGTGATGCGTTGGGCTTGCTAAAATCTCCGTCATTTCCATCTTATCTTCATCTGGTATGAATTTCACGTTGATATGCTGTGTTGTTTTTTCGCAGCGTTCTTCGTCGTCGTCGCTGTAGTGAAAGTTCTTCAAAATCCTAATGTTGAGTTTCCGCTTTCCGTCAAATTGTGATATGAACTTACGGTCGGGGCGGTATATCAAATGGTGGAATGCATTCATTATATCGTCTATCTCCGTTTTTTTAAAGGGAGTGTTTCGGTTCAGCGTGAACTCAATCAAGAGTGGAACTGGCGGTGGCGGAGCATAGTTTAATACGAATACACCTGCTAGGGCGGTCGGCATAATGGGGTTGATTGGATAAGTCATTTTAGTCGTCGGTTTGGTTGGTTGTTGGTTAGTTACTCTATTATCCAAACCGAAAAAGCATTTCAATTTTTTTACACTCACTATATAAATCCTATACATTTTTGATTTCACTTCCGATCCGATTTTTTTCTAGATATATATATATGGTAGATATTCTCTCTATCTCCACATTAATAGTCGCTGGTTTAGGGGCACTCGGGGCTTGTATGGCAACCATCCACCTCCGTAAATGTAATATCTTCGGCAAGTGTATAGAATCCGATTGTAGAAAACGTACACCACCGCCTACACCGAGCGAACCGATTGAAGAAACTAGCATCGCATGATTTATATATAAATAAGACGTATTATTTTATATATAAAATTTAATTAAAAATTAATAGAGGCGATCCTCCATACTTCCCATATCGGATTGGCGTTTGCCTCCGGACTGACCGAGCCCGACCTTCTTTTTCAAAGCACCGACCGCGATATCCTTCAAAGCAGGGAGTGCGGCCATACCCGCATCACCTAATTTGGAGGCCACTCGCTTGAAAAAATCCGACACCCGCCCGCCCCCCACCATTCGGATAGCATCGCTGTAGGGAATTGCCTTTTGTCTGGAGGCCTCCAAAACGTCTGATTTCGTAAGGATCCCGAGGTAAGATGAACTTACACCGCGCTCTAAACTGAAGACCCCGGAGTTCTGCGTGATCACCATCAACTGGTAGCTGGAGAGCGCCACAGCCGTGTTGTTGGTAATTTCCATAGTGAACTGGAGATTAAAGGCCCCTAAACTCCCTGGACTGTAGTAGTCCTGGTTCAGTTCAATGTCCTTACCGAACTCCAAGCAGAGAATTGGACCACACGTTTGAATAGTGGAAACACCAGCGGCGGCAGTGGAAGGAATGGTTGTTTCGCCAGACCACTCGGCCCACGACATGTTAATTCCGTTTTCAATTGACATTCTCCACAGGTCTTGTGGTGTGGCTGAACTCAAAATCCCCGACGAATTATTCCAGTTAATGGAAATGCTTTTAATCGGGAGAAAACTGTCGGCATCAGATACTAAACGCTGATCAATCGCTCGCGAAACACAGATGTACAGCTTATCCGGTACCATATTTAGCTGAAGGGATGAAGACACGAGACGAGCAGAAGCACCTGCAGCAAGATTTTCAACAGAAGTTAAATAACGCGGGAGCTCCACGTAGGGCAAAATATTACGGCTCGGAAGCAAATCAGACGGATGTGGGGTTAAAAATTGGAACAACAGTTTTGGTTCTAGCGCGCCGAGAAAGGTGACAACAGGTGCGACGGTGTAGCGGGCAGAAGCTCCACCGACCAACACACCACCGAAGCGGACGACGTTATTCGCCGAGGACGACAGTGTATACGTACAGTTGAGGTTTTGCAATCCGTACATGCCCTGTCCCTCATCGCCAGCAAACACGAAAGGCGAGATCATAACAGGTTCAGTCACCTTGATAGTGAAAGTGATGGTGCGGGCACCTGCGGCAACCTCTAAATAGTTCGTGCCAGTAGTGACTGTAATAGGCAGAGCACCGCGAGGTTGAAGATCATTGTCGTAGGACTGATCGGCGAAACTGGCGAAAGGTTTGTTTTTAGCAGAAGCAGGGATCTGCGAGTAGTTGCCATAGACATCAAAAAGCGTTGGGGTCATGCCGTTATAACGTTGGAGATAACGCTTATCGTGGAGGCGAACCAACACGGCCAATAAATCGCGCGTGTTTTGTGAAATAGTATTGTTGTTTAGCGTCCAGTTTGTAGAATTGACTAAAGCATGGAACGGGAACGGCGAGAGGCCGTCTACGCCCCCGTAGTTAAATACATAACCGGAACCGGGCACATCAGCATCAGCCGAAACAGGCGTGGCCGTGACTTGAAAATTGAGAGTGGTTTCAATCAGCGCCTGACGAGCGATAATAGTTTCTTGCGAGGGAACGGCAACATTGAAAACTATGCTAGATTTGAAACCAGCAGCACCACCGGAACCTATCGCGTTGTACTGCGCGCAAGTCATATTGGCTGCCCCCTTGATAACGGCGTACTTTACCTGGTCCGTGATTCCAGCTAAGCGGTCATCTTTAACAAGCACTTTTTGAAAATCCTGTGTACTCATTTTATAATATACCAAAAGATATTAATTTCAAAATAATTTTGTAATTATTTTGAACCAAAGGGGCGAGGCCCCTTTCAAACCCCTCCCGCATATATTCCTAAAAGGGGGCGAAAACCCGACCACAAGCGGAATTGTCCACTTTATTCATCAATTATCCCCGTTACAAACTTGTCTAAATTCCTGCCCTTTGCCCTTTTCAGCGTTTCCCTTTTGAACGATTTTAGATCGCCATTATACTTCTTCACGTGAATTAAAAAAAGTGTGGCCCAGCGGCCGCAGGTTGCTACATCCGTATCCTTTTTATTTTGGTAATCATAGTTATTATAATAAACGGGCAATTTTGTGATCCTAAACATATCCACCAAAGTCGGTTTATCTTGCTTAAGTTCTACATTTTTTTCGGGAGTATTCCACGTAAGGGGGAAGCCAGGCGGATTTCCATAGGAATCAAAATACATGAATGCCTTTTCACCTCTGACTAAAGCAACCCAATGCCCAGAATTTAGGGAACTCTCGTATAGAATATAGGCAAAATCCCCCTTCTTGGTTAAGAATTCCTCTGCGGGAATACCACGTGGCAATTCGCTATACTTTACAATTTTGGCGTGCGGGAAGTATTCGTGTAGATCGGCATCGCTCATCGCATCATACACGCCACCGTCTGACCCGCCCTCAAGGGGGGCATCCCCTACACCCTTTCCATCCATTTCTCTGGCCTTCATATACAGCAATCGCATTTGCTTGGTTGCCATCGCTTTGGAGATGCCTTTCGGAGAGAAATTATGCTGTGTAATCCGATTAATCACGCTAAACAAAGGGGTCCCCCCTTTAGAACCCTGACTAATGATTTGGTAGGGCATCTTTTATATTTAGAAGTATATTAAAAATAATAATATATTTCTTATATATAAATGTCTTCTACTCCCGATCACGTCTATCTGGATTTGAGTACTGTCAATAACGATATATTAGGCACAGACAATCGCCCGCTAAATTTTACTGAATCAAGAACAAATCCGATTATAGATAATCCTAGCAACTATTACATGAGTGTCATTCGTTTTGAAGTAGACACGCCAGCTGCCTCGTTGCCGATCTTCATTCCGAAATTGCTGATTGACGGTAGCAATACTGATAAAAATACGACGGCCTACTCCATCACGATGGCGCGACCTAATTTGGCGACAGGTTTGTTAGATGATGTAGTTCAGCGTTATGTAGAATGGTCGCCGCAAGAAAAGGTCGCAGCACTTCCGAACAACCAGTATGCCAACACAGGTGTTGTAAGCACGACGCTCCCTGCTACAATATTCAGGGCGGATAACTACCCGACGAGTACAGTGATTCTACCAACCCTTCAAGACGATGTTGCTAAACCGACATATCAGTATGCTGGATCGCCAGTTACAGCATTAACCTCCTATGTGCCGATTGATTCCACCCAAGCGAAGTTTCACTGGACTTCTCCACAACCGGCTGGTTTAACGTGTTCTTTCTCGGTCGGGATTTTTCAAAGTTCAGTGCCGATTTTAGCAGGGTTTAGTGCTGGATTTCTTCAAGCGGCGTTATTCTACACCATCGGTGGCGTAGGTCCTCAACTTGATGCGACACTAGATGTCACGGCGGTGACGGAAATTGTCACACCGAGCAGTGTAGGAAATGTGTATTCCTACCTTATTGTAGCAGATGTAGAGGATGTAGCTGATCCATTAGGTCCTGATGTAGTAGTGAATAATATTTCAATAAATAACTTATCGCTAACGCAATTTCAAGGATCGGTACCGAGAATCCTCTCCTCAACTTTTCTCGGGCCAACGGTTATTAATACACAAGATTTTTACAATTTCCAACTGGTGATGGATAAGAATTATTTTAACCTGCCACCTACCCCCTCAAGCAATCAGAGTTTGGAAGTTTTAACTGCGAGCATGGTATATGCCAGAACAAATTATGCGAATCTTGAACCAGATTTTTTGAACTATCGTCTCACGGATTGGACTTTCAGTGGCGATACACCCGTAACGGTGGCTGATATAGCGGCGAATTATTTAATAACCGCAGCAACAACGTGTAGTTATAATATGGTCTTGAATGATTCCGAACAATCCCCTGTATATATGACGACAGAAGCAGGTGATTCTAGAGTTTATTTAGCATTTGATGTGTTGAATGCGAGTAATCCTGGCGATAATGTTGACCTGAAGTTTTTAACGGGTTCGGCGGTAACTTTTTCAGTTGATGGGATACTTCAATTAACAGGTACGGTTGAGTTTGCGACTCTTGAACCAGAACTTGTACCTATTGTTGGAGTAGAAAACCCTTGCTATCTTATGGTTCTACAGTTGGATTCAGTAATAGAAAACGATTTTTTATACGAACCGTTGAAAGTATGTTCTTTTACGTTTTGCGACGCAACTGTTTTAGAGGATAACCAAATATCATTACCAACAGCACCACCTAGCAATCCAACTGTCATTAGATTAGAAGGAGATGATTTGTATATCACGGATTATGTGGCCTCACACGCGACCTTCTTCGGATATTTACCTTCCGCATATACTTCAACCGGCACAAACCTGAATATTTTTACATTAACTACAGCGGTGACGCTGACACCTGAACCACACTTTACTACGGAATCAGTCCAATACACCAGCATCGCCATGTCGGTCAAACCTATCGCCCCGACCATATCCACACAGGACATCACGACGGGCTATTATAACTGCTACAACGTCAAGTGGTGGTTGAATTGCGTGAATAAAACCCTCGCAGATCTATGGAATGATATTGGCGGATTAGTGAATTATGCGCCACAGATGGTCGTAGATAGTAATAGCAATCTCATCACGCTGATGACTCCATACGACACCGACGCGGGAGCAGATCCGAGTAATTTTGCGGTGAGCGATAATGTGGCCTCCACGGCTTCGTATCTCGGAACAGGGTCAGAACCTGCCGTGAATTATTCCATGTTTTTTAATGAACCGATGTATAATCTCTTCTCCTCCCTGTCCTCAATCCACTATGGAAGCACGACCATCGGCAACGCTCAATTGAGTGCGGGAAGTCAAGCAGTAGTCGCAGGCAATTTCAGTATCTTCGCGTATTACGTTCAAGTAATCAATTTCAATTTCAAAAATTATATTGAAACCAACTCTTCGCTGATTACAGTCCCGCAACATTGGTTCTTGACGGAATCGGAATACAGCCCAGTGCCGATGTGGTCGCCGATTTCCTCCTTGATTTTCAGCACCTCGTTCCTGCCCGTTCAGATGTCGCTGACGACCACGCCGAACGTGTTTGGAAATAACCCTTACGACAAAACTTTCGTAGGGGGGAGTATAGGCAACAACTCGCAGATCACGACGATGATTAGCGACATCCAAGTGCCTCTCACCACCGGTTCGGAATACAAACCGACAGTATTATATGCGCCAGGCGCTGAGTACCGATTAATAGATCTGCTCGGTAACACGCCGATCAATCAGGCCTCGTTTAGTATCGCTTACAAGACCAAGTTCGGTGATGTTATTCCTTTCTCACTCGGGTCGCTATGCGGTGCGAACTTGAAGATCCTTTTCCGGAGACGACGTTTTAACCTCGGAAACGTTGCACCCTTTGATACTAATTAGCGGGGACGCCCTAAAAAATTATATCTGAATATATAAATGTATAAAATCAGTCAGCGATCTTATGACCGAGCTGATGAACTCGGCGTGATGATATTTCCATCGCAAGTCAAAGGCAAGAAAATAGATGTCTATACGAAAGACGGCGAATACATCTGCTCTATCGGCGCACTTGGATTTAAAGATTATTCATCGTATATCAGAACCGATGGAATCCAGTATGCGAATAATCGTCGCTATTTATACAAGTTAAGGCACAACCGCGATAGACACATTGTCGGGTCACCTGGATTTTTTGCTGATAAAATTTTATGGGATTGAGCTATATTAATAAGACGGAATGGTGTCTTATACGGAAGAAACTTTAGCAAAATATAATATATTTTTTAATCTAAAAATATATTATTTTATAGTATATATATACAGATGGAAGGCGAACCTGAGAATCTGAAAATTGAAGAAAATTGTAATTGTGCGGGGTGTGATTTGGAGATGACACAGGACGAAATATTTTTCAAGGAGGGTATCGTGGAGATGAGTCGTGGCACAAATGACGAGAAAGTGATAAAGGATTGGTGTAAGAAATGTGTGGAAGGATCGGAAATCTTAATACACAAGTCCAACGATATGATCCGGCATTTCGTCTATCTGATTTTGCGGGATACCGATAAAGCTACGCGAGAAATAATGCGCGAAGAGATAAAGACCACACGGCCAGAAGATTATGAAATAGTGAAGGATATGTTTGATGTGGACTCCTTTTTTGAAGTTACAGATATTAAAGAAGAGAGAAAAGATTAAAATAATAATATAGATTATATATATTATTATGGATAGTTCAGACAGCGAAGAAGAAGAGTACGATGATGAACTCCAGTGTTATAACTGCCAAGTGGATATAGACGAATACGAAGACGATGCTTACTATGATCTATATTTAGATAAACATTTCTGCGAGACCTGTTATTATTTCATCCAAGACAACAAATAAAACTATATCTATGTATATGTTTATATAAACATAGATATTATAATAGTATTTTTATTCATTATAATACTTTCACGCATAGATTTTCTTATAAAATATTTATGTTTATATAAGAAAATATATAAAAATTAATTTAAATGCTTTTACAATAGAAAAAATAGATTTATTTTTATAAAATCTATTTTATTTTATATAATTCCACATAGATTTAGATATATTTCTTATAACATAGATATTAATCGTATAAATCTATGCGTCCGCAACCCTCGGCTAGGCGGATGCATTATAGTATCCCTTTTAATTTTATTTCAATTAATTCCGGACAGATCCACCAAAGGTCAATCTACCTTTGGAACTTACCTTTAGGTCGCTTCCTTTTTACCTCTTGGAAAATAAAAATATGAGAGATATACATTCCTCTTCCTCCTTTTAATCATCAATAAAAATGAATTAATTAATATATATTTATTTAGGAAATAAATATATCTCTATATATTATAAAAATGGAATCAGAAATCGCCAAAATTATCTCAACCAAAAAAGCGGATCTCTCGGCTATGAGTATCAAGACCTACGCCAATTGTGTTTCAAAAGTTATGTCGCTCATCAGTTCTACGAACCTACACGACTTGTTTCTGAAAGCACCGGAAGTCATCAAGATCCTGAAAAGTACCTACGAAAAACCAAACACGATTAAAACCAAAATCGCCTCCGTCATTGTCCTCCTGCGATGTTTAGAAGTCCCCGCTAAAACCAAGAAGCAAGTGGATGCCGCTTTAGCATTATATTCAAAGGAAATTGAATCCTTAACGGGCGACGTGAAGAAGGATCTCGCTTCAGGCGAAAAATCGGCCAAGATGAAATCTAATTGGACGAGTGCCGAAGAGGTCTCCACCCTCAAGGCGACGCTGAAGGCATTAGTACCTGACGTGATTAAATCTAGTAAGGATCTCGCGCATTTTCGGGATTATGTGCTGTATATGCTGTATGATGATCTGCCGACGCGGAATGATATTGCCGATACGAAGATTGTTTTTTCTTCGCCAAAGAAGCACGCCGAATTATCAGACGAATGGAATTATATCGTGCTTGATAAACGGCTCAAAAAGGCATCTTATATTATGAATCAATATAAAACTGCGAAGAGCTACGGTGCCAAACATATTCCGCTTGGAGCCGAACTCTACCCGATCCTTGTCAAGTATAAGGCGGCGGTGGATGCTTTTAACGGCGGACAGGATTGGCTGTTTCTGAATAATGCGGGTACCGAGAAGTTGTCTCGTAATCGCCTCGGCGTGATTTATTCGGGCTTGGGGAAAAGTATTGGAAAAAAACTATCCACGACTATTAACCGCCATATCGCCGTGTCCCGTGTAATCCCGCTAGATAAAATGAAAGATCTTGCCGATAAAATGGGCCACTCGGTGACTGAGGCCGTGGAGGTCTATGCTAAAACCTGATTTTCTTTCAATGCCTTTTTCTTCGCCCGATATTTGATCCTGTATCCTTTCATACGCTCAGGATTCTCAGCGTTCCACTGCTTCCTTGTCCGGTTCGGTATATTCTTATTCACGACATTCTCACCGCCTAACCGAATATGGTGCGCCTCACGGTCCTTCAATTCAATTTTATTTTTACAAGGAAAGTTTTGTAATAATACGATCTCCGCATCATCTTGTTCAATCACGAAAAAACTCGTCATATATCCTTTGCTATTCAGCTGATTCATGTACGAGATGTAATCGCTAATATGCCGTTTCAAGCGGTTATTCAGATCGGTTTCGGCCGTGCTGCCGACATAATAAAAAGGCGTGGTCTTGCTCCGAATAGCATATATTTTCCCTAAAGCATAATCAACTTTTTTTGCGAATTTGTTCTCCCCCTTCATTTATATATTCACTCTATTTTATTTCTTTATATTGTTTATAATACAATAGATTTTCTTATTCTTATATTTCTTTTTTGATTTATTTTAGCATTATAAAAGTATTTTATATAAAATATTATATTATTGTTATATATAAAGATGCCGTATGATACTCCGTACAATCGCTATATCGCCAAACTGGAGAAGCAGTCCGATGAAGCTTACGCCGACTACAACGCTTTTTCAAACCAAGTTTATAACGACCCTTCCAAACCCTTTAGTGAAGTTCATAAAGAACTCCGTCTGCCTGAACGCCATTTTCATCGCCCTTCGGTCCGCATTAGTAACCACGATGGCGGGATCACAGGCGTAAACGGAGAAGGTTATGCTGGTTCCGGCTACACTGGCAGCGCAGGATCACACGTCGCAAAAATGATGCGCCATACCCGTCTCGGCGATGATTCCCGTCGGCCTTTATTCGCTGCCGAATCGGCTTCCGAAGCAGAGGAAAGCGAAAGCGATGATGCTATGTCAGGCAAGGGTGAGGACAGTGATGAGGAAGAGGAGACCGAGAACCGTGTTGTCGGCAAAGCACAACCGATGAAATGTATGCCCGTGAAAGGGTTAGTCAAAGAACATAAACAACTCGTGAAGGTTTTAGAAGATAAATCAAGCGATCATCCGGCGGTGATGAAAAAGGAAGCGGCTAAACAGAAGAAAGAGCTGAAAGCGTTAGAAGGTCAAGGCGCTTCGGGCGGTCGCAAACCTAGCAAATGGATCGCTTTTGTCAAATCGTGGGCCTCCGAGAATAAAATGTCCTACCGCGATGCCTTGCGATCGCCGAAACTGAAAGCGGATTACGCCAAACACAAGACCGGCGGGTTTGCTTTCCTGCCGATATTAGCATCAATTGCGGCCCCTTATATATCCAAAGGAGTTAAGGCCCTTGTGAATAAGGTACGTGGTAAGGGTGTCAATAAATCAGGCGGGTCGGTGATGGGTGGCCCTGCGAACGATCCGGTGAATAGTACTAAGATAACTGGTTTAGGTCACCCTATGACAGATTTTGTGAAGAAAATGAAGACGAAAAAGGTGGCAAAGGTTGTTGCGCCTGCTCCTGCTGTTGTTGCCTCTGGAAAAAAGAAGAAGGGCGGTAATATTATGCCTGGCGAGAAGTTCTACCCACCAACTGGTAATTATTTTGAGGGTGCCTCGTTCGGGGCTGGCAAAAAGCGAGGTCGTGGAAAGGGCAAGAAGACCGGTGCTTCGCTTTTCAAAACGCCTTCTGTTCAGCCGACTGATGTCAAATCCACGCCTGCCTCCCAAGATCAGATTGAAAATGTAGCGTCTCTGACCGAAGTGAAAGGCAACGGCAAACGTAAGCGTCGCACCAAGGCGCAGATGGCCGAGGCAAAGGCGATGAAAGCGGAAGCGAAGGAGGGCGGCGCGCATTCGCTTGTTGTCCAAAGTGAAATGCCTGGTGTTGTTCAAAGTGGCGGCAAGAAACCCTCTGCTTGGATCGCGCACTGTAAAGCATACGCCAAGGAACACAAATGTAGCTATAAAGAGGCAATGAAGGCGGCCAAAGCATCCTACAAAAAATAGTTTTATTATATATTAAAATTGATTTAAATATATGATAATAAGTGATATTAAGTGATACTATGACCGACTACCAACAAGGAAAGATTTATGCGATTCGTTCTTCAAGCACCGATAAATATTATATCGGTTCTACTGCTACGACGCTGTGTAAGCGGTTTTATAAACATAAAACAGATAAAAATACATCCGCAACTGAAATTATTGATTTAGGTGATGCCTACATTGAACTAATTGAACTATTCCCCTGCGGATCTAAAATTGAGTTGAATAAGCGTGAAGGCGAAATACAACGTGAGATGAAGGCGAGTATTGTAAATAAAATGTACGCACACAGAACACCCGAACAAAAAAAAGAACAACAAGCAGAATATTATGCCGAGCATGTAGAGGAATTAAAAGAATCTAACGCAGCATATTATGCCGAGCATGTAGAACAAATTAAAGAATATAGAGCAGAATATTATGCCGAAAATCAAGAAGAAATATTATTACAAAAAAAAGAATATTATCAAAAAAACAAAGCAGAAATTGATAAAATAAGGCAAACAAAACACGACTGCGAATGCGGTGGAAAATATACAACTGGTAATAAATCAAAACATATCAAGACAAAACTCCACCAAACATATTTAGCACAATAATTCATTCATTTAATTATTTTATAATATATTCATATATTATAAGATGTCACGCCAAAGCAAACCGATATCCCTTCGTGACCGAGAGATACGTGAAATCCTTGATGAAGATCTCAAATATTATAGACAAGTATTAGAGCGTGAGTTTCGCCAGACACGCTTGATGTCAGAGGTGTACGCCCCGCCTAATCTCCAAGAGAAACAGGTGGCCTTTAATATTGATCGCTACTTTCTGAAACTCCAAGAAGAATCGGATAAATTACTTAACGGCCTTATTGCAGGCACTCCTGAAGACGCTCAAAAGTTGTTCTCTGTATACCAAGAGCTCATCACCTATCTCCAAACTTATGCCAAATATGGTTCTTTAGGGCAACGTGATCTAGCGGTCCTAGAAAATAAATTTGACGCAATTGCGCCACAAATAGAACAGATCGCCACTGCCTCCGCCGACCGCCGATTGAAAGATGCTTCTTTGCTACAGCAATTATCAAGTATTCTAGATAATAAACATTACGTTTTACTGCGGGGTGCTAGTGTTAGTATTCCGGAACAGGAAGCACCTGCTCGTGAATCTTATCGCCAACGGGTTGAAAGAGTACGCGAGCGTACTCTTCCTCCTGAAAGCGAATCCGAACCTCAACCCCTTGCAAACCTGTTTAGATCTACGTCGGCTAGAGAACGCATGCCTGCTGCTTCTGATACGGTAGCGTCTCGGGCACAAGCACCACCTGATTCCGATATAGAAACACCTGAAATGGTGCAAGCCGAACTGGAAGTGGCCGCGATGCCAAAAATGCTACCTCGTCGCCTATGGGAAGCACCCGCTAAAATATATCCTAAATTAAAAAATCGTACGCAAGGTCAAGCATATCTGAAAAGTATTGATAAAAAAGAATTAAAAAAACTCTTCAAGGAATTAGGAATTGATAAAGAATTAAAGGAAACTAAAGGCAAGAATACGGCCGGTGCTCCCTCAAGAGCAAAACTGAACCAGATGTTCCGTGTGTATAATCTACGCGAACTCGGGATCTTAACTATTCCTGATAGTCCCGCCGCCCAACGCGAAGAATTAGCACAGGCCGCCGAACCGCCTGTTGTCCCCGAAGACCAAGAAGAACTAATTGATTACGGAAATCAAGATTCCGAGTATCCGCAATCAGAAATGGAAGGCGATGGTCGCCGCTCGCACGGTCTGAAAATCGGAGCAGGCGAAGCTGAGGATTTGATGTTCGGTCGCCCTGCTGGTGTGAAAAAGGCAATGTTTTTACGCCCGATGGATCGCCGACCCGTACATTTCAAAACCGCCGATCAACGCAAAGAAGTCGGTCTATCTTTAGACGATCGCATGTCCTTCCTCAATCAACTAGATTCCAAACCCGTTAAAGACGAATTTAAAATCAACAGCATCCACACCTACAAAAAGGCAATGTCCGAGAAGGCAAAGCAACTTGAAAAAATGAAAAAGTAGGCATATATGAATAAGGTTTATAATAGTCATATAAATTGAAAAACACACCCCATTTAAAAGATATTTTAGCATATATAATTCAAATTAAAATATCTTTACACTATATAAATGGCTACCTTTCTATCGTCGTCAAATGTTTCCAAGACCTCAACCATAACATCAAGTAGAATAATAACGTCTAATTCCATCTATGGTGTTCTGCCTGTAGAGGATACGATTTTCAAATTAGAAAGCACAAATGATTACCCGCTGATTCAGATATCGGCCAAAGCGACCAAAGCGATGAATATTCTCGTTCAACAATCTTTTGAAAATATCGTCGTGAGCGGAGGCGGTGTACCGTCCCTCATCACGACACAATCCTTTACGGTCACGCCTGAAGATCCGCTGGACGGCTTAACCCTCGCCGAAACCTTTTATGCGAAAATCACTTATCCTTTTTTTCGGATTGTGCTGATAAATACGGCAGAGGTGGCAGGCAATGTTTATCTCACTACAAAACTAGCTGCGTCGGCGACCTCTTCAGGCGGAGGCGTGGCGAACTTGAATCCGAATGACGATGGCGTGAAGGTATATGGTTCTTCAAACGGTACTACGCCTGTGGTCCTGAAAACCGACGCAACAGGGAAATTGGAGGTGGAAATTGTCGGTCCGCCATCGGTTGTCACCATCACAGGCAATGAAGATTTAGTATTCGCGCAACAACCTACGACTGGAATCATGTATGTAACCGAAACATTAGGCGGTTTAGCCCTTGAAAGCACCTTATCTGATATTTATGATTCTACATCAATAAATACTTTCAACACTACACAAGTGATTGAACCCTTTATCGTCACGGGAACATTTCCGCTTGCGATTGGTACTCCAAGTGCTATTCCAAACACGGAGATTGATCTATATGTGACCTCTCGTGGTTCTTCCCGATTTTATTACAATTCGGTGTCGGTTTTAGGAACTTTGAACGGGATCGTCAATACTGCT